AATACGTTCATAACCACAGGCATAGCCGCGGCATTAAAGGTCAACTTAGCTTTAGCCCTAGGATCAAGCTCAGTGTTTTCAATGTGCATAGCTTGCTGTTGGATATTTTGCAACGCACTATTCCATGCCTCGTTACCTTCAATAGGACGGAGTAGTGGATTTTCCTTCTGGATATTACTCCATTCGGACTCATAGGCTGTTTTAATTTCATTTTCCATTCGACTCTGATAAGCCTGCTGTTCCTTTTGCTCTTCAGCCTGGATCATCTGCAAAACGGTATTCACATCCTTGGTCAACACCTCGCGACGTTCAAATACTTTTTGCAACTCTTCAGCACGATTGCGGATGGCTAGAGAATCAACTGGGTCAAGAGCGCTGGTGGCCTCCTTTAACAAAGCCCTGCGTTTTGCGCTATCTGGTTCTACCATAGCAGCATAAATATTCCGAGGATCAACTCCCTCGTAAAGCTTGCTGATCTCAGAAACTTCTTTTTGGATGTTGTTTAGGGGTTCAGTTACAGCTTGTTTATATTCCTTTGTAGACTCCAGCCTCGAGAATTTTAACTCGCTCTCGTATTCATCGCGCTCTTGTTTGAGCTGATTCAATTGATTTTGTAAGTCAATCTGCTCAACCGAGTTGGTGGGAGCCTCTGAAACTTTTCCTTCTAGTTCTTTGAGTTTTGTACGGGCTTCACGCAAATCTTTGGTCAAACGAGCCCAAGCAGTCTGCGCTTCGGGTTTGAGATTCTCGGGAGCTTTGACATCCAAATCATCCGAAACAGCCTCGGTCTTCGTGACTTCTTCCTGTCCAGTCATCCGCTTGGTTAAGATATCCAGAGGATTAGTGGTAGAAGAAGCGTCAGTCTTGGCTACCTCAACAGATTTTGTGGTTTCCGCGGGGGCCGTCACGGCGGTCGCAACGGGAGACTCCGCTACTGGGGCTTTATTTAGAGCTTCAAATCCGGCGTCGAATGCGTCTGCGAAACTAACATTCTCTGAAGCTGTTGATGTGGGTTCTGCGGTGGCTGTTTCACTCATAGTTTATTTTCCTTATTACTGGTTTGTTTCGTCTATTTTGGTTTCCCAAGGTTCCGGCAAGTTTGAAGGCTCGCCTGGTTCTTCTGACAGATTTGATAGCACACGGATTGCTTCAAAATAACCTTCTCTTCTCGCATTTAAAGTTGCATTCCAGTCGATAAAATCGACATTCGGAGGAGGAAGAGTTGCGGACGGAGTGCCAAGATTTAACAATACTCGAATTAAGGAGTCACCGGCTTCTGATTTGCAGAAGGCTTTCCAAGCGTTCTTAAGATCGGTTCTTTTATTCCAATCGTTTAACGTCATGCTTTTGGCGCGTTGGGTGTACTCATCGCAGTACGAAGATTAGCTGCGGCTTGCGCGTCTTGTAAAGCTAATTTTTGTTTTAACTCTGCTTCTTTAAAACGCGCGTCAAGCTGTGCTTTCTCCTGCTTGAGTTGCATGTCAAGTTGATGCTCCTGCATTTTCATCTGCATCTGGGGCGAGATACCTTGAACTTGGCCTTGTTCTAAAGCGGCTTGCTGTTGTTGCTCGTTTGCTGCCCGAATATCCTGCTCAACGTCGCGTTGTAAATTCACTACGGCTTCGCGTAAAAGATTCATCGCCAGTTTTGCTTGACCAATTTCTTGTTGTTTTGTTTTGTCATCAACAATCTTAACGAGATGCTCGTTTGAATGCTCATACACCATTGTGAGGAACATCATAGTCGCTTGCTTATCCTGGAGTTGATTGTTTTGTACGGCCTGAACAATCGGTTGAGTTTCCTTCAAATGTACGGCTAAGTGAATTGCATGATTCTCATTCGGCATAACAGTAACTTTTCTGCCAGCTTGCATTGCGCCATTCTCAAGCTCCGCAATCTTAGCATCGGCCGGAATACGATTTTTAACATTTGGATTAGGGAGATAACGGTCAACCTGATCGTAACCAACGCGAGCGGCTACGCGATCACGGATGGCATTAACCTGGCCGAGTTCGTCAAATCTCGGTAGCATCTGCATGAACTCATTGAACGCCGACAGGCGGGCCGCGGGAGATCCAAGCCCAACTGCCTTTACGGCATCCACGTCATAAACAGCTTTAACCGCTTCCCATGGAACGCCACGTTCCTCAAGTCTGCTACGGAATTTTTTAGCTTCGGCAGATCCTTCTTCTCCCGGAACCCACGTATCGCGCTGGAGCCGCCTAAACTGTTCGCGCAGCAAACGTCCCCACGGAACATAAAACAAATTCATCGAATTAGTAGTGAGAATTGCTTCGTTCGCAACTTGTGCTTCTACCTCAGTTGCGGTGCGGGCTTGCCCAGTAGGAGCATTCATTTGAGTCCGGTACGAGCCAGTATTGCTCTGGCGAACCATTGCCATCTCGTTCACAATTGGCTGTACATTTGCAGCCAAATTTGGATACTGAGTCTGAACAACATTCAACCCGGGGGGAAGGAAAGAAAGAGGTCCAGAATAAGCCATTGTCATTTTAGACACATCCTCGGCACTCTGCGGTTGCAGAAGAACTGAAGTCTGCAACATGGCTCCATCCGCCATGGCGCAACGCAAGCGATTGGTCATCTGAATGTGTGGGAAAATCTTATAACCTAAACCACGGATAGAATGATAAAGACCGTTACCTACGCCGTAAGTAAAGATATGGAAGGCTTCTGAAGCAGATTTAAATCTATGAAGTTTTTTAAATAAGAAATCTCCGGAACCATCGCGACGACCAATGGCATGCGAGTAACTTCCATCGAATTCTCTCACGTAGTAATGAACGACATGGACTTCTTTAGCCCGAACGTGAGCAAAATAAAGATCATTTGCTTTTAACTGTCTTTGTAACTCTTCCCAATTAAGGCCATCGGTGGGGAAGGTTGTGGTAGCATCACGAATTGCTTTTCTAACTTCATCTACATTCCAACCAGCTTGTTCCGCAATCTTTGGATTTTCAATATATTGGAACAATTCGTGAACCAAAAAAATCCTTCGAATACAGGCAATTTCAACTTTATCTTCCGTAGCGGGAGTGCCGCGAGGAATAAAGAAATCACCAATTGGGCAAACAGTCCACTGCCAGTTTCGCTCATCTTCAAAATACGCAATGCCCAGACCTTGCGACACAAAATAATACGCGAGCAACTGCTCTTTAAAATAAAAGCTAGGCCAATCTTTTGTGATAAGGCGCGTAAATTCTTCCGCGATTATAGATGCATACTCTTCCCGCTGGCTTTCATCACCAAATCGGGTTTTGATATTGACCAGCCGATCAACAGAAGTTACCAAATCATTATAGGATGTTAGGGCTTTTTCTAGATCTGCCGCGGCTTCACCGAAGTTCAGATTGGCTCTATAACTTTGGCCAAGTCTACGAAGAACAACTGGATCATACGGAGCGGCTCCGTCAAACATATCCATAATACGAGCACGATCGCGGGCTGCTTGTTCGTCGGCTAAATACAATTGTTTATAAACGGAAAAAACTCCGTTATGGTCGCTAATCCTGGTTTTAGGTGGTTTTCCGCTTTCGGACAGCGTTAAAAGATCGTCACCGGGAACGGAATTCGTATTGTATTTGGGTTCCACAAGTCTGAGTAGTATGGGGGAAGCCAATATTCCTGTCAATCATCCTTTTCAAGAAGTAAGGAAGGACGATTCAGATACGGCTTCGTCTAGTTTCTTGGCTTGGGTCTGCCACGAAGACCTAAGCTTTCCCCCGACAAGAGAACCGGCCGTTATACCAAGCTTCTGCCTGGCCAAATCAAGGCCAAGGAAGAAGGCATCCGCCAAGTCGGGGGATTTGCCGAGGCGTAATTTATAGTCTCTTTTAGGCTCAACTGTTACTTTTCCGCCTGCGGTAGTGTTGTATTTCCTGCCGGTCATCTCCTTCGCAAGATCTGGCACAATCCCCCTTAATTGCCCCGATCTCATATATTCCACACCGGAAAACCAAAGTTCAGTAACTCGATTGGTATATTTATCAAGCCCTCGAATAGGGTTGGTTATGCTGACCGGAAGTACTGAGGCTTTCTCGCCGAATTTGATTCGCAAGATTCGGTTTGACCATATCTCAGATAAAATGTCACAAAAGGGATCTCCTGCTCCGGTGGCGTCGACAGCCAATCTTTCGGGGGGCACGCCGGACTCTTGGCAGACTCGCATAACTTCTTTAGCAATCTGAAAGTTGCGAGGCTCTGCTTTAGTTACGTCTTCGCGAAGATTGTGAAATTTGTGGAGTGCAACCGCCGGCCCAGACTCTTCGGTTTGGCCGTACTTAAGAATAGCCAATACGGATCTATCTCCTCCATTTGTAAACGCAGGATCAAATCCGGCTAGGTAAAGAGGAGGCTGAGACCATCTTGGCTCTTTAGTTACATCATACTTCCTGAAGTCTGCTTCTGAATATATACCTTCCTCTGCTCCGACAGGCGCGGGGAAGCTACGTATGAATCGCCAGAAAGAAAGAGAGTTCTCGCCTTCGTTATCAATTGCGTACTTAACTTGCTTGGAGGTTAGCAAAAAAGGCCATTTGTCGTCGTGCTCAATATTCGGAGTTTTTAATCCGTCAAGGTGAATACACTTTCCCGTCTTTGTTTCCCATTCTTCTGCGTCGACTGTAATTGAATTCCACCCGTCTTTCGGCGTAGAGAATACTCCAAACGGATCGTATTGGGAGTTGAAGTTCCCTAAGGCAACGCATTGGAACTGGGGATTTGCATTAAGATTGGAAATGGCTTCAAACACGGAATTAGTTACGTCCGTCGCTTCGTCAATAATCAAAAACACTCTTTTGTTTTTCAATCCGATAAGTTTTGCTGTCGCTTCTTTTTCTTTGTCTGGACTCGAAGGAACCAGGGTAATCGACGAACGATCCGATGCTTCGCCCGATTCGGACGCGTCCAGAACAATCTTACCCATCGAGTCAACTAACTTGCCTGGTAACCCTGGAACTTGCATATACCGCTCACGAATTGATCCCCATAAACGTTTACGGGCTTCTCGAACGCTGGTCGTGGTAACCAGCACTAAAGTTTCGTGCGGGGCGCAAAGCCAATTTACAAGACCCCACATGGCCATAGTCGATGTTTTTGCGGAAGACTTCGGGCCGGAAATAGCTAAATAGTTTTCTTCGCAGGCTCGCTCAATCATCCAGTCGGCCCAAGGATGCCAGTGAAAACCATTTTTGCTTTTTGTTTTATGGTAGGGCCATAAAAGATTTACTACGTTTTTAAAATGCTGGGCTTTACCCAAACCTCCGTCTTCAGGCTTCAATCCCATTTTGAAAGCCAATAATTCGATGTCGAGGTCTCCAGCTCCATCTGGCCAGGACTTTCCATATTTTTCTATAGGCAAGGGA